CGCTTCTTTGTGGTTTGAGACGTGATTATGCGTCAGAGACTACTACCTCTCGGCGAAAGGCTCGCATGCAGTTACGTATTGATGATATGGACGCATGTGTTACTAAAATGAATCTGAAACCCGAGATACGGACTCAAGATGATGATAAGGAAAAGATTCGTATTTTCTTTATAGTGGGTTTGCTCCATTACATTATTGCGAAGTTTCTTTGCGAACCAATTCATGAGTATCTTATGAGTAGATTTCCTTTTGGTGTGGGCTTTCGGTGGTTGGGGGGCGGTGCTACTCGACTATGGGATTACCTGTGTGGGGATGAATCCGATCGAATTTTCTTTTGCATGGATATTAGCGCTAAGGATGTGTCTTTTAAGGCCAACGATATTGCTTGCTTGCTTATGTCCATAACTTGGTGCTTCAATCTTGGGGAAGACGTTAATTCACTTATAACCATTGTTTTAATAGAATGGTTGATTGCCAATACGGCGTATCATATTGTGAATTGGCCAGGGGGGTTCCGTTATGTGATTGGAATCCTGTTCTCAGGAGATTATAATACTTCTTTTCTCAATACGTTGCATTTGATTGTCGTTCTTTGTTGTTATTTGAGACATGAGGCTCTCCGTTGCAAGAATGCTGGAGATTATGTTGGTGCATCATTGTGGATTTGGGCTTTTACAACTGGTGACTTTCGTGCCGTTGTTCAGGGGGATGACATAATTGGTTCATTTAGTAAGGCTTTGCAGGCTCATGGTGGGTCACCCGACAGCTTACGATCTTACATTCAAGAAAAGTTTAAGATGAAGATTAAGCCTGAGGCTTACCGTGTTAATGTTCGTCTTGACGTTGATGTCAACGAGTTTGGATTCGTTGTCACTAAGGATCCTATTGTATTTTTGAAGAGAAATTTCTTTAAATGCAAAGTTGGAGACAAGGTAATAATACGACCTTATCGGTGCACGCTGGATTATATTGATCGTATGTTTGTCTCAACTAGTGGCATGGTCACTGCGTATGATTGCATTGCAAAATACATTGGACTTTGTTTGGATACCTTGGGTGTGAATATTATTGCCTACTATTTATGCCTGCACTCGATTGCCTTCCTGATTGCTGATAAAACATTGTTTCCTAACGGTTGCCAATCCCGTCGTCTTAATGAGCGTCTGTCTGCGGAGAAATTTATGCAAGAGAGATTGTACAAGATGAATTTGAAGTATATGGAACCAGAGGACTACTTATCATTGAGCCAGGATCATGCTCGTCTGCTTCGTATGGTCGATGGTGATATGATGAGTGAAGATGAGCAGCTTCTCACGCATTTGAGTCCTCGTGAACGAAATTTACCTCCGTCAAAATATTAGTTAAGTAGTTAGTATATATAATATAAAAAAAAAAAAAAAAAAAAAAAAAAG